TACTTCTTGAGCGTCGCACTTACCACACATAGTAAGATATGCAATAGCAGCAACAACCGCTCCGATAATAATATATTTCTTATTCATAGCCTTTTATTATAGACTATGATTATGCGGATTCAACTGTTAAAGGTCAAAATCTTCAAACTCTTCGTCGTCGATTTCAGTATCCCTAGCACCAATCTTGTAAGAGCTAATTTCAGTCTCTTGAGGAGCTACTTGAACTTTAGAGCTATCGGTAAAGCTATTCAACCAACCGCCGATTGGATTAGTAGGTTGGTCGAAGATCTTATCATAACCAAGAGAGCGTAATCTTGTATTAGCTAACCATTCAATATAACCGCTTAACATCTCTGAATTTAAACCAAGTAATGAACCTTGTGAGAATAGATATTCACCCCACTTCTTTTCATTTTCAGCTGCAAGGCCGTACATATCGTAAATCTTCTGCTCATTGTCTTTAACTACTTGCTGGAAACCTTCGTCTTTATTTTCGCGCCAGTACTTAATAATATTCTGTGTAATAGCAGCGTGTAAGTTTTCATCACGAGCAATTAAACCGATAATCTTAGCATTACCTTCCATCTTACCCTTATACCCGAAAAAGAATGAGCAAGCAAAAGATGTATAGAATGCTAATCCTTCAGTGATTTGAGTAGATAAAATAGCGTTAAAAATCTTCTGTTTAATATCGCTTTCATCACCGAGTAGTTTATTATACGCGCTGCTAATTTCTGTAGCTCTTTTAACAATCTCTTTATCTTCTAAGATTGAGTCGAAAAACTGAGTAGCATCTTTAGCAATATTCTGTAGAGTATATGTATACGAATAGCTATGAATAGTCTCAAACCTAGCCCAAGTAGTCATACAGATTTCAAGTTCTGGGTTAGATACATAGTTTTTAATATTATGGATACTTCTAGAAAGCATACTATCTGTCATAGTCTGCCATCTAAGGTTACTATTGAAGATAAACCTTTCCGTATCTGTCAAGTTTTCGTAATCATTGCGGTCTTTTGTCAATGAGACCTCCTCAGGTAACCAGTGGAATTCTTCTTGCTTTCTCCACAGATCAAAGAACTTAGGATATTTAAACCTATCGTATCTTTGTAGAGATAGATCCTCTCCAAGAAACATAGGTTGTTTCGTTGTATCGACGTTAGTTGTATTTAAAACAGTTTCCATAATTATTAAAATATTTAGAGAGCACAGGCCCCAGATTCACAACCATTATCACTATGTTCCTCATCATTTAAGCTCTGCTTATCACCGTCATCAGTATTTAAATAGTAGCCGGTTCTCCAGCCTAACTTATACGCGAGTAGCAACTCTTTAATAACTTTTGAATCCGGCAATGCGCCATTTTCATAATGAGCATAATTATAATATACGTTTGCCGATATACTCATATCCACCCACTTTTGAAGTGCTGCTACAATCTTAATTAGACCGTTATTATCCTTCATATCATACGCTAAAGTATATTTGCTTTTATATGATGAGTAATTAGGTACGATAACAGGTAAAGTACGAGCCTTGGATTTCTTATAGGTAATATAAGATCTGATTGGTTCTATACCATTCGTAGAGCACTGAATTATAGAAGAGCTCTCACATGGCATAATAGCAGATACCGTACTATGGCGTAAACCGTGTTGTTTGATTCTCTCACGTAGAGATTCCCAATCCATTGCATTTTTACGCGTTACGAATTCATCGATTTCCTTCTTATAGTTATCAATAGGTAGCCATCCTTTACTATATTTTGTGTCTCCGAACTTCGGGCAAGCTCCTTTTTCCTCTGCTATATGGCACGATGAGCTCAACAGGTAATACTGCACTTTTTCCATCAATTCATCAGCTACATTAGGTGCGTCGTCATCGTCATATTTCACACCATGCTTAGCAAGATATGCGGCAAAGTTAGTAATACCGATACCTAGCGAGCGACGATTCTTAGTAAAGTTTTCAGCTGCAGGTAAGAAATAATCTTGATAGTCAATCAATTGATCGAGAATACGTACAATAATATCACATACCTTTTCCATTTCTGCATCAGATTGAATTTCCAATACATTAATAGCTGATAGAATACAGATACCAATTTCAGCATCTTTATCATCTGTATGCTGCAATGGCTTCGTTGGATGGAGGACTTCAACGCATAAGTTTGTCATCTTAATATCAGCATCCCACGCGGACTTCTGATTACAGTGATCGAGATTCATGAAGTAGATCCTACCCGTTTCTACTCTCTCCTTAACGAACAATGACATGAGCTTTCTAGCTGATACGGTCTTTTTAAATCTTAGACTCGTTTTACGCTCGTATTGCTCATATAATTCATCAAAATTTTCGTGACCGAAAGCATCATACAACTCCTTTGCTTCATATGGAGAGAAGAGAGTTATATCCTCATTCTTCAAGAATCTCTTATAAAATAATTCGCTAAACTGAATGCAATAATCTAACTTGCGAACGCGATTATCATCAGTACCAGAATTATTTTTAAGTACGATCATATCTTCAACTTCATAGTGCCAGAAGGGAAAGTTAACAGTAGCTGATCCACCTCTGATACCATTTTGATGACATGACTTAACGGTTGATTCCATTAACTTAAGGAATGGGATTACACCTGTATGCATAACTTCACCGTTTCTAATAGGTGAGTTAATCGGACGTATACGCCCGATATTTAGCCCGATACCGTAACGAGATCCTGTAGCGTACCCGGCAGCTGTAGACGAGGAAAAAATAGATGGTAAGGTATCATCAATATCAATTAAGCAGCATGACGCGTATTGCCTAATCTTACTACGTACCCCGGCCATAAGAGGGGTAGGTAGATTGATCTTAAATTTTGAGAAGTAATCATACGCCTTCTTAACATATGAAATACGAGCTGCACCTTTGTACTTACCGAAACATACCATTGCTATAATCATATACGCAAACTGCGGCGTTTCATAGATTGTAGTATCTGACCTATCCTGAATAAGGTACTTATCACAGAGTTGTCGCATACCTGCATATGTGAAAAGATTGTCACGATCATGATCGATGTATTCATCGAGTTTGTTGATCTCTTTATCAGAATATAGCATTAAAATATCTTCATCGTATACATCATATTCATGTACATTCTTGTTAATAAAGTCTACAAGCTTAGGTGGGTTCTTACCACCCCATACGTCTTTACGTAGTTGGTACGATAGGAGTCTAGCTGCAACATACTGATAGTTCGGATGCGTAAGGCTGATTAGATTGACTGCAGAGTCAATTAAAACATTATGAATTTCAGTGGTTGTTATACCATCTTTCATCTGCAACTTAGCGTTGATCTCAATATCTGACGCTGTCACGCCCTTAATATCATGTACTGCCCAGTCAACTACTCTATGTATTTTTTCAATGTCGAACGGGACCAATTCACCGCTTCTTTTCTCAATATTCATATTCATTTATTTACAATTTCAAACGAGGATTAATAGCTTAAATGCGCCAAATTTTTGAAAGTCGAACTTATTATCATCTAGTTCCAAAAGGTGTTGAAGTATCTTGCCGTCATTAATTAATTCATCATCGGTAATACTGGTAAAATGTTCAAAATCAATAGGGTATATATTTTTATTAAGGTATGAATACGAATCTCTGCAACTCATATTATATTGCTCTAATATATCTTCATAAATCTTAATGCCCATAATATTTTTTTCTTGATCAATAATAGTCTTAACTAACTCCTTACCCTTACTGTTAAGCTCCATAAATAACCCGTAAAGTGGTAGTACTCTATAATCATCCGGCTTTTTCGTGAAAGCGAAGAGCTGTCTACTAGGGTTATATTTTTCCGATATTTTCAGACGTTGATTGTCATACTCATTCTTAATAGCGAATCCTAAAAATAAACAAGGTCTATTCTGATCAAACGTTTGGTAATTATCGATGTTTACCGCGGTGTCTACTAAAGATATATCAATCATTACATGCTTAGCTCGCTTACAATAGCTCCAGTCTTCATATTAATTGTTCTAATCTTATCACCGCTATATGAGGTGTTGATAGTTACTGAGACGTTATCGCCAGCTACAATTAAGTTAGAATAATTACCTGGGGGAAGAGCATGAACTCTTTGTATGCCACCGGTTTGCGCATCGAAAATTTCAATTGTTTTATTTTTAATTCTTGCTGTTAAACTCATGATATAATTATATAGTCTTTTATAAACTTTTCAACGTCAGGATCGGATTTATTATATGTAAAACTAGTTAGAGCTTCATTAAAAGTTGGATGCTCTTTTAGTATACTATCCTTACGAAAAGTACTCTCAATCTCCTGCAACACTTCATCACCCGGTAGTGGTAAGCTATCATCTACGTTTAATATCTTTCTAATATCATGAACACTATACCCCTTTTTAAGAAAGCTTTTTACCTCTCTGCAGATGTAGAACGTATTAAGTTTTTCTTCAGAACCGTATTCCTGTATTTTCTTCTGTAGAAAGTCGCCGGAATATACTGTCTGCTTGCCTGTTATTATACATTTAATTTTCTTTGTATTTGACATTGACATAATTATAATAAATATTTATATGAATTTCAATAGTGTGGTTAAAGATATATTAGAGGATTTTAGAGCACCGACGGATACAAAGAGACCTACTAAACTATCTTCCGGTAAATACGGGACTGTTAACCCGCAGCTCAACGAGCCTCATAATACTAAAGCTATATCAGGGTTCAAAGGTCAGTCTGGCGGCAAGATAAAGACGTTAAAATTTAAGTTACCAAAAAAGAAGGTTACCAAGAAGTAGATAGCCATTTAGCAGCTGCCATTGTAGCTCCTAAAGCATCGTTTTTCTCTAAAATATCAGACCAAGCTTTTTCATCGTATTCTTGCAATATTTTTAAGGCATCTTTACCGAATGCTTTGTGGAATTTAGGTCCGAAATATTGAGGTGAATGTTTAACCAAGCTCATTGCTGTTTTAGGCTCTACTTGCCAATAACTCCTGGCTGGACCTCCGCCTGTTTGTACTTTAGTACGGTAACCAGATTCAACTGCCCCGGTCTTTTCCAAAACATCGATAAACTCTTGTTCAGTATGACCTTCATCACCAGCGAATATTTTTGCTGCAATTCGTATTGCTAATTTAGCATCTGCAGGTGTTTTAATATCAGCTTTCAATACTGCAGTAGCTCTTGCCTCTTTTTTCGGATCGTTTGACGTCTGATAATACTTTGACCAATCCTGAACAAAATCTCCGAATAAAGATGATGTAGCTAAAGCTCCCATTGCTGCTAACTTACCTAATTTACCCTCTTCTATCATTCGTTGATTGTAATATTGTTCAAACGGTTGCATAAGATTATTTATACAAATCTATCAAGAAAGTACTTAGGTAGTAAATTCTTGCTACGTATTACAGCATTAAAGATTGTTGCATCGAGTACGTACGTTACACAATGATCATCTTTACTTCTAATACCTCTCCCGCACTGCTGTATAAAGTTGGATAGCATTTTATTTTGATACCATTGCTTATCCTGGTCGAACATTTTCTTGATTCTGTTATCACCGAGAGGTAAGTAAGCAGCTTTAACGATTATTTGAAACCTAGCTAAATCACCTTTTAAGTCAATACCGAGGCCTAATGATGGGCTAACTAATATAGTCGGCTCTTTTGATCTCTCATGAATTTCTAGTATATCTTCATTTGTTGCTGTTTCGTCTCTAAATAGAAACCTCTTACATTTAACATTATTTTTAATATAGCTAGTAATTGCATTTGTATGTGTATGTATTATGCCTTTTTCACCACTATGCTTTTTACAGATCGCATCTATTTGTTCTGCGACTAACGGTAGTGCTTTTTGCAAATTGGCATGATTTAGTTTATTAGTTTTTGAAATATAAATTGGTGCTTTCGCAGGATCGAAAGTACTGTCTGATTCGATATATTTATAATTCTTAATACCGAGAGTTTTCGCTAAGTTTTTATGGTCGATGATAGTAGCTGACATTAGTAATACCTTTTCAGCATACCTAAAGATATATTTTGTTAGCATATCGACTTTAAGAGGTGTTACTTTAATATTAAATTTATCTTCAACCTGTACGACATACTCACATTTAGACCAAGTTTCAGAGATTAAGGATAATGTACGGTGTATGTTTTTTAGATACCTTAACTTCGTTGTATCGCTCTGTGTGAGACCGGACTTAGACTTATCGTGAATCTCACCTACTTGTTCTGAAATAGTTGCGAGGATTTCATCTACCCATTTACGTACTGTTTCGCTTTTAGTAGATGCCAGAGGGAATATCTTTACATTAAATTTTCTTAATTTTTTTATATCAATAAGAATAGAAAACTGTCTAATAATCTCATCCTCTAGCTCCGAAGCTTCATCGCAAACGATGTAGTTTTTATGTTTTATATGACCCGGTAATGACAGAAACATCTTATAATTGAGAGCTGAAAATTTACTCACTAATGCGCTATTTCTATCATTATGATACGGACATAGATTATTGCGACGATGTTCTTCTAGAACTTTTCGCGGAATAATTATAGATTCGAGCTCTACGTCAATGCTCGGATCTAATGTACTCTGATAGTTACTCTTACCTTTTAATATACTAGTATCGTCAAATAGAGATTTATATTGATCTTGAAGGGTTTTTGTTATAGTTAGCGCAAAAGTACCTGCAGGTGGCTCATTGCTACATTCTTGTTCATATACAAATGACCCGGATTGATCCATTTTAAATGCGTCGTAGGTTTCAACCATGCTTCTAAAATTAGACGTACAGTTATCCGAAACGTTTGATAATGTTTTAGATATAAAACTTTTACCACTACCGGTAGGGGCGCAGCAGATTACAAATTTATTGTTCTCAAACGCAGCTTCAATCTGCTTAAGTAACTTCGTTTGCTGTTTACTAGGCTCGTACCCGGTAGGGAAGTTTAACAATAAATTATTCGACATATACAACCATTATAGGTTATACAGCCGATAAAACAAGCTCCGAACCGTACAATTTACTCGCAGAAGATATATTCATCGTTTTAGCTTTATAATATAGACTACTATCCTTTAATGTAAAGTCATCTAAATCATACGAAAACTTCAAATAATCGGTACCCGCTCTATAAGCATACGGGTAAGGTATTTCATATATCTTGTGTTCATCCTTTTCCGTCTTGATAGTAAAGTTAAAGTGAAATTCCTTAAATCTGAACAAAATTAACTTACCCTTCTTAACCGTTTTACCATTCTCGATAAAGAAGACTATATCCCTTAATAGGAAGTTATTAATTTCATTTTCTATTTTTTCTATCCTTGTCATCTACCCATAAATTGATTTTTCTCTTCTACAGTCATGTTGTAGATAGTCTTGTTAAAATATTCCCAAAATTCATCTCGTGGAACAGCTCTTATAAGATCACAGTTGTCCATACTAACCATTCTCCAATCTTGCATAAAAATATCCCAAACCAATAATAGATTTTTTGATTCTGGGTTATATTTTGGCGGACCAGTTGGTGGTCTATAGTTTAATGTTGTTCTACCGTTGACAGAATTTAAAATACTCTGATCCAATGTACAGAGCATGGTCCGGAAGGCTGCTTCTCTCCTCTTAGCGAATCTTATTTCACAAACATTGCTCTGCAAAGTTTGCTTTAAGCCTGATAACCCAACTTTAGGCATTTACTTCTCATCTCTTGGTTTGCAGATACCGAATAATCTCTGCTCATTTAAAAACATGCCCTTGCCTATTTTACCATGGCCGCTAATCTCTAAATTCGATACAGGAGCGCCCTTATCGTTAGGGAACATTACTATATCACCACTCTTCGCGTATTTAACTTCCGGGCCGGCCAATACAACCTTACCTTTACGCCATGCCTTGCTCAACGTGTTGGTAGGTACATAAATACCACCTCTCATAATAGTATCACCGGCACCGTCAGAGTCTTCGTCGATAAATTCAACTAAAATAATATCGTCAAAGACGAACGATAGACTATACTCATCTCCGAGACCGAAATCTCCATCACTATGACCGTCGAGGTCAATTAAACTTTTTTTAGTAGCTAAACTATCAATACTTGCTTGTGCCATATAAACTATTTACAAATATAGTTTTCTAATTCAACAAGCTGTTTATACTCTCTTTCGCTGTAAAATTCCGGTATTAATACTTTCTCCTCTTTAGCTTTTTTTTCCTTTTTTGTTTTCTTGAGATAGCTGATCTTTTTAAATCTCAACCTAGGGAGAAGGTTATAGAGGTAATTAAACTGGCTTTGCTTATCATCAAATAGCGACCAATATTTATTTGACGTCTCGTTTACATACTCGTTTATTTCCTTTGAGTACATACTAGACCATCTGTTAATCATAAAAAGGTTGAACTGCGACTCATCATCGCAGTTCATATCTATTTTCTTTTTACTGTAAAGTAAACTATTTAGATATTGGAATATTGTCATAGATTAATTTT